TCACGCCGCTGCCCATGGCCTGACGCGGGTAACCGTCCTCGGGCATTCGATAGCGGAAGAACCGCTCAAAGAACTCATCGCCGACCCCGCCACCCGCACCGTGTCCGTGTCGACGTACGCGAACCTCGACAACCTGTCACCGATCTTCGCGCAGCGGGTCATCAACCGGTACGAAGGCACCCGCCTCGGCCGACAGGAACTCCACGGCGAACTGCTCACCGACGTCGAAGGCGCACTGTGGACGTGGGAGATGATCGAAGGTCATCGCCGTGCCCGCCCCATGCGGTTCGATCGGATCGTCGTCGCCATCGACCCGGCCGGTTCGCACCGCCGCGGGTCCGACGAGACCGGCATCATCGTCGCCGGACTGTTCGAGGGTGAGACGTACGTCCTGGACGACAAGTCCGGTGTGCACACCCCGTCGCAGTGGGCGACGAAAGCGCTCGCCCTGTACGAGATGTACTCGGCCGACGCGTACGTCGTGGAACGCAACTTCGGTGGCGACATGGTGTCGGAGAACATGCGCAACCACGGCATCGACGGTCGCATCATCGAGACGACCTCGTCCCGCGGCAAGGAACTGCGCGCCGAACCCGTCGTCGGCCTGTACGAACAAGGCAAGGTGCATCACGTCAACGACACCGACGTCCTCGACGGCCTCGAAACCCAGATGACCGAATGGGTGCCGGGCCAGAACAGCAACTCACCGGACCGTGTCGACGCGCTCGTGTTCGCCATCACCGAACTGATGAAGCGTGCCGTCCCCGCCTCCGTCGCATCCCCCGCCGACCTCGGCAAACCCAAACTCTCACTCGTCTCCTGAAAGGACCGTGATGGAAACCGAAGTGCAAGTCATCTACCCGTGGCGATTCGGGCCCGTCGTCTCCCACATGATCGGCCGCCGCGTCGAGCACTACTCGCACGCGACCGGCGCAGGCTGGTTCCACGTCATCGGCACCCTCATCGAAGTCGACGGCGAACCGGGAATGGACCCGACCGCCTGCGAGTTGATGGAGTTCACATCCGAACCGCCCGTACCCACCGACGGTGTGCAGGTGTGGAGAGACCTGGGGGCCCCCGTTGGAAATTGACCTGACCTCGATCGTCGCGTTCCTCGTCGGTGTCCTCGCCGTCGCTCGCGTCACCCGCCTCATCGTGGACGACGACTGGCCGCCCATCGTCTGGTTGCGCGAGTGGTACGTCGTGGACCTGTGCAAAGGCAACAAGTGGGGCGAACTCGTCGGCTGCTCATTCTGCATGAGCACATGGGTCGGGCTGCCGTGGCTGCTCGCAGCGTGGGCGTCAGGGCTCGCCTGGTGGTGGTGGGTGCCGTCACTGTGGATGGGCGGGTCCTATCTCGCTGCGATGGTGAACGTCCGCGACGTTCCGTCGGACTGAATCATCAACCCGCCCGTCGACTCAGCGTAGGATTCCCGCAATGGCACGTCAGCGCACCCGTCAGCCCGAACCGCCCAACGGGTTCGTCGCATCAGCCGTCCGTCTGCCCACGGCGAACCAGGCCCAGGCGGGCAAGCCTGCCGGGTGGCAAAGCCAAGCGTGGGCCTACTACGACTCGATCGGCGAACTGCGGTACCTCGCCAACTGGATCGGCAACGTCATGTCCCGTGCGACGCTGCACGCCGCCAAGCGCGACGGCAACAGCCTCGTCCCGTTGACGTCCGGTCCGGCACGCGAAGCGATGGACGCCCTGTACGGCGGGCCGCAACAGCAGGCCCAGATGATCCAGCTGCTCGGCGTCGACATGACCGTGTCCGGCGAGGGCTACATCACCGCCCGAGGCGACGACGTGTGGGACGTCCTCGCGACCGGGGCAGTCACACAGGACACCCGCGGGAACCTGCACGCCGACTTCGGCGGTTCGCAGAAGCGGACAGCGATCACGAAGGACGACCTCGTCATCAGGGTGTGGACTCCGCACCCGACCGACCCGACGCAGGCCGACGCACCGACCCGCTCCAACATGAAGACGATGGCGCAGATCGTCGGCTACGACGACCACATCTCAGCCCAGTTGACGTCCCGTCTCGCCGGTGCGGGCATCCTGTTCCTGCCGTCGGAGATTCAGTTCGCCGCTCCCGCCGACGCCGACCCCGCCGCTTCGCAGGCCGACCAGTTCCTCCAGAAGCTGGCCGAGGCGATGATGGCCCCGATCGCCGACAGGGCGTCCCCGGCTGCGTTCGTGCCGGTCGTCGTGACCGCCCCCGGCGAGTTTCTCGACAAGGCGCAGCACATGCGCATGTGGTCGGACCTGGACGAAGCGGTCGTCACGATGCGCAGTTCGGCGATCCAACGATTCGCGATCGGCATGGACGTCCCCGCCGACGTCCTGCTCGGCATCGGTGACGCCAACCACTGGAACGCCTGGCTCACCGAAGAATCGGCGATCAAGTCGCACCTCGAACCCCGCCTTGCCGTCATCAACGCGGCGCTCACGACGTCGTACCTGCGCCCGTCGCTGCAAGGAGTCGTGCCCGAGGACGAAATCGCCGACTACTACGTCATCGCCGACACGTCCGAGATTCGCGCCCGCCCGAACCGGGGCACCGAGGCGTTGGAGTTGAACGACCGCGGCCTCATCAACCAGACCGCAGTCCTCCGGGAGACGGGGTTCAAGGCGGAGGACCTGATGCAAGGCGACGAGTACCGGCGTTGGCTGTTGCAGCGCATCGCGACTGGTGCGGTCACCCCCGAGTTGACGGCGCAGGCCCTCAACATCTTGGGGGCGGGCATCGACGTGGCAGCGATCGGTGTCGAACCCCAAGGGCAGCCGGACTCGACGCGTACAGACACCGCCATCAACGACGACGGGCAACGCGGCGGCATCCCCGAACAGTCCGACTCGACGGTGCCGCTCGTCGCCGCATGCGAGGTGCTCGTCTACCGGGCGTTGGAACGGGCGGGGAACAAGCTGCGCAACCTGCACCCGCGGACCGACACCGCAGCGATGACTGCGTCGGAGGTCTACACGATCCTCAGCGGCGACGAATCGCATCTGCTCGAAGGCTCATGGGACTGCGCCGCCAAGGTCCTCGACGGCTACGAGTGCGACGTGGACGCCGTCGTGCAAGTCCTCGACTTCTACACACGCGGTCTCCTGTCGCAGAAGCGGCCCCACAACCGTCGCACCCTCGCCCACCTGCTGCGGGCGTCGGAACTCGAAGCCGTCGGCAACACCTGACGATTCGCTACGGTGTGACGGATGGAGACGTTCGCCACTCGGGACGAAGAGTTGGCTGACCTCGTCCGCCTGTACGAGCCCGCCGTCGAAGAGGCGCTCGACATGCCAGCCGAAGAGCAGCGGGCCGAACGAACCGCTCTGCTCGTCGCAGCGCTCACCACCCTGTTCCTCGCCACGTACGGCGACGAAGGCGGTGACCCGTCCCGTGCCGACGAGTTCGCTGCCGTGTTCGTCAAGGCGATGGAAGCCGCCGTCGACCTGATGACCCCCGAGGTCGGCGAGGACGGAGAACTGATCGGGCGTGAGTCCGACGACCCCGCCGCCGCGTCACGCGCACGCGACACGCAACGCGACCGGATGACCGAATGGTTCGCGACGGCGACACTCGGCGCGGCCACCCTGTACGCGGCCGAGTCGAAGCCGACCGACACGAAGTGGGTCAAGACGTGGGTCACGCGCCGCGACGACCGGGTCCGTGACACGCACGTCCCCCTCGACGGGGAGACGAAGGACGTCGGTGACGTGTTCGTCGTGAAGACCACCCCTGAGGCGCGCATGCAATACCCTGGTCAACCTGTCGGCCCGATCGAAGCGTGGATCAACTGCCGGTGCGTACTGTCCATTTCGGAGGTGTCCATGACCGCAGCAGCGGAGAAGAAGTCAGCGTTCTCGGGGGTGGTGCTCGTGGCGTTGCCCGAAGGCGACGAGACGATCACGTACAACGACGGCGACACGACCGAACTGCACCAGACGCTCGCCTACCTGGGCACCATCGACCAGTTGCAGGACGGCGAACGTGACGAGGTGCTGCGTGTGGCGGAGAACCTCGCATCCCAGTTCCAGCCGTTCACGGCCCGCATCGCCGGGTTGGGCACACTCGGCAAGGACCAGG